TGCAGCAGTCCGTTTCTGACTGACATGCCAAACAGTGCTGTCTGCCGCTCCCCTAAGTCTTGGAACGCCTTTTGCAAGATCTGACCATTTGGCAGCGTCAAAGTGACACCATCGGCAATCGTGACCGTGACCGCTCTTGTTGCTCCAGTCACAGCAGCCTGAAGATCATCGCTCAAAGAAACCACACCAATCTGTGTTGGGTCAGTCGTTACGACAGCTTCAGCAAAGCCAGGGGAAATACGCACTGAATTGACTTTTGCCTTTAAGTCAGGCGGCAAGACTTTGCGCAATTGATCTTCAACAAAGCCAGCCTCAACACCTGCTAATTCTTCAAGCTCACCGATTGACAGCGATGTGCTTTGCCCCGCCCATTGATTAATGCTGGTTTTTAGTTGCGCGAGAATGGACCTAAGCCGTGCAGCCTTGCCAGGTGCAGGCAACCCATCAAGCCCACGAAGCTGGTCAATAGCGTCCAAAACAAGATCGTTGTATGCGTTGACAATTCGTTTGGATACACTATTCCCGTACCGATTGAGGTTTATTGCGTTGTTATAAAACTCTGCAGGTGTACTCATTTTTCATAGATGCCAAGGGCTTGTGGTTCTTCAATACAAACGACAGAAGCATCCGCGCCAAGCTTTAAAGCGTTATCCAAGATTGACGTAAATTCCGCCACCACATCTTTGTCATAAGTCGCAATACTGCTTTCGGTTACCGCGCAAACTTTGCCATCCAAATACCAAGTCAGTCTGATGACTGCAAAGTTCTGATTGGCAAGCCTGTCATGCGAATAAAAGAAATCTCGACTTGATGGTTGTTCTGCCTTTGGTCTGCGCAAATCATCAAGCCACCCCATTGGTTACCTCCGGTTCACCTTCAGGCATTGTGACTTCCTGCTGAGGAACTGGCTGCGGTGTTTCAAGTAATCCGCCAGCTTGCGTTGCTTCCAGTTCTGCTTCTACATCGAAGTCATCACCAAGCACTTCCCCGGCTTCTAGCTGCAACAGCAACGTCTCTTGTGTCACCGTGCCAGCGGTGTAAAGCTGCAACAACGCTTGAATCTCTTGTGGCTCAAGTCTTGCACCCATGAAGTCACGATTGACAAGGCTGCTGCCAGCTTGTGACTCCTGCAAGTAATCAGCATGGAAGCGCAGGCAGTTGTCGATTAAATCTTGCATCTGCTGCGCGACAACCATCATCGTGCTGTCGCCTTGGCTGCGATCAATCCGCTTCGACTCGGCAGTCTCTGCGCTGAGCTTTGCACCCATCACAGTGGCTAAGCCAAGATCATTAATCTGCGAAACAATCTGATCAAGCCTGCGGAACTGTGCGTCGTAGCTATTGCCAGCCGGTTCGATGTAGCTCGCAGACGCACCCTCAGGTAGTGCTAAAGCTTCTCCTGGCCCTGCACTGATTTCTTCTGCTGCTGCAGGAAAGCCAAATAATGCAAGCATCGGTACTGCGCTGATGTGCAGTTGATTCCCAAGATCTGATTGAACCTGATAGTGCTGCAGATTTAACTCAGCAATATCGGCCAGCGGCGGGAATGACTCTAAAACGCCAACGCGGTTCGAATAAGCAACGCTGAACGGAATTTCGCTCAAACTTGTTGTGCCTTCATCAACAACACGGAAGTCGCCTTTTTGATCTTTTTGGAAGATCTCAAATGCGCCAGGGGTCAAGACACGTACTTGCTCAACTTGCTTTTCCCCGTACAAGCCATCAGGGACAACAACTTTTTCATATAAACGAAGCTGAGTGAATTTTTGCTTGCCATCCTCTATTTCAACTCTCCAGCCGAGTATGTCGCGTGGGCTGTAAGTGACGTAGTAAGGACGGCCATTCTCGCCAGAGGTAGGCGCATCAACAAGAACGCCTACATGCCCATACCTGATACAAGTCCGAGAAGTGTTGTAAAGCCATGTCTGCAAGTCATTCCCCTGCAAATCAACATCAAACAATTGTTCGCGGATTTGATCAGAAACATCGTCAAGCCTGACTGGCTTACGTGTCAACATGCCAGCCAACATGCGCTCTAATCTGACGTAATAAGGCGCAAGAACTGAGCGTTGTAGCCTGTTGTCATAAGCTTCATCTAATTCTCTAGGCTCCTGCGGTAAAAACTTGCGGTGGCCTTTTCTGATTTTGTATGTGCCGCCAAGTAAATGTTCAATCAATCCCCAATGCGGTTCCTGATTGACCCAAGCTGTCGATGGGTCATTGACTTGAGTGACGCTGCCGACTCGTTGGCGACCACCAGAAAAGCCTGAATACACAGTTAAGTCCCGCCCAATGCCGTCAGTTTAGTAAAGCCTGATGCCAGTGCCTCGGCCAGCGCGAGCATGAATCATGCTGAAATCGCGGTAGACAAGATAACCAAGAGCGTCATTCATGTGATCATAACCTGCATCTTTATCGGGGTCGCCTGCTTCTGTGTATGACTGAAGCTCTAAACATTCGATTGTCCGTTTGCAATTTGCGGTGACCTGCAACCTGACTTCGCCCTTTCCGTTTTCCAACAAAGCTTGAACAGAAGCCACCCGATCACGTACGGGAGGGTTGGCTTTTGGCGATTGATTACTAAATCCGTAGGACTCCAAGATCTGAATGTCCGTACGTGAGGCATTCGTGCTTCTGTTACCGCCAGAGGCGTCAGGGTAGACGTATACCTGGCGTCCATCAGCACGGCGTTGTATTTCTTGTGCCATAGCGTCGGTGTCATGCGCACCGCTGATCTCGTCGATCAGGAGAAGGTTGTTCCCAAGACGACAACCAATGACTGCTGACATGTTCCCGATATTGAAATCAACGCCGACGCGTAGAGGCTCGTTGCTGACATCAGGAATATCAGTGATTACATGCTTGGCGCGATCAAAACGGTCATAAACTTGACCTGTTGTCAGATTCGTAAACTCTCCAAGCAAATACGCCTTTAACAGGCTGGGATCGTAGTTTGCTTCGAGACGTTCGATGAAGTCTTTTGGGAGGTGGGGATTATCCACCGATCGCATTTTAATCAGCTTTCTATCAGGGCGCTGTTGTGCCTCTTCTGTGCCGAACGTGTTCCACATCCAACGAAAGCCTTCAGGCGTTGATGCAGCCGCAAACTGCCGCACGTTGCCAGCACGCAATCGACCAAGGATTTTGGGGAATGCTTTTTCTGCAATTGATGGCGTGACTGTATCGATTTCGTCGGCAAGCACCCAGGCAAGGTTCAAGCCAATGATGCGTGACCAGTTTTCAAAACTGCGGCACAAGATCTTCGTGTCACCGCCCGGCAAGTGCAGAACGTATTCGGGCAACGGAGAAGCCCTAAACGTATAAGGGATTTCGTATGCCTCAAGGAACTCCTCAAAATCATTCATCCAAATATCACGAATCAATGGGCCTGTCGGCTCCATCACGCAACCCATGAAGCCTTGGTTCAACACCGCAAGGACGACAGCCTTTGCGGCTAACGACCTCGTCTTGCCCGCCCCATACCCTGCAGACAAGCCGATGATTTCTGTAGTTTGATCTTCTACAAAAGCAAGCTGACCAGGGTGTAAATCATCTTTTATCTGTTGCACTAACTTTTGAACATCCAATTCTGAATTGTTTTCTCCAATTTTTTGCAGGACATGGCCCGACGGTATTGCTGACAATACACCCATTAATCGTATATCCGGGCAAGTTTTGCCGCTGTATTAATACAACCAAGTGCCGTCTGTAGGTTTGATTGTTCCATTGCTTTTTTTTGAATAACTGAAAGCTGGGACAAAAGTACAGCGGTAAAAGCTTGACGATCAAGATTGTAATCCTCTTCCAATTCTTTACGCGCTTCTGCGATGTACTCATCTATGCGCCGTTTTGCAAGCCCCCACTCTTGAGCGCCATACTGCACTAAATCTTGACGTGTTGCCCCATTCGCAAGCATCCGCGTCACCCGTGCGAGACGGAATTGCTTTTCTACAGCGGTGCACCGAGGTCGAGCCATGTATTTACTGTAGTGAGGCGAATGAATCAAGCGCATACCAGACGTGACTATTGCGGTAGCCACCTTGGTGGGTTGGGACGATTGGCGTCACACCGTGCATGTTTCTCCACGCTGGATACACAAGCATCGAACCATCAATTTGGTCAAATGTTGCGCCGTACTCCGGGACATGCAAATTCCCGCCAGTGCTGTTACGCCTTTTGGTAATGATGATGTTGATTGCTCCTTTGACGTTTGCATGGTCTTGGTGGATCGGAGCTGCGCCATTGCAGTTAGTAATAGTGCTGGTGAAATTTTTGGAAAACCGCCATTTTTCTGGAACTCGTGATTGCACTTTGCTGCTGTGCAATTTGGTGATTTCAGGTGCTAGCTCTTGAACCAACTTGAAAGCGACTAAACCTGCTTTGTGCATGGCTTTTACAAAAGTCGTAGCGGTTTTGCTGGCATGAACAGAAGAACGTGAGGCGTATGCCCGTCGCATATGCGGCTTTGGTGGGACGCTGCCAAGGATGGCTGAATACTGTGAAATAATTGCGTAACGCTTTTTGCCATCTGCCGACAAAGGAAGCGGACGCTTGCGATCCATCATTGTTTTAGGCACACGAGTTGAGTTGACTTCATTGTCAGCAATGTTGACAAGGTTGCGCAGATCGTCAGGCAGTTGCTTGACAAACAAGCCAACCCGAGTGCCGTCTGGATCGGCAAGGATGCAGGACTCAAGGACGTTGGGCTGCAGTGTTGGGCAGGTGTCTCCGATCTTGAGTTTGCATGACCTAGGCTGCAAAGTGAAAACTGGCAGTGATAAGATGTTCATCGAACGACACGCTTCATGTGTTTGGCATATCCAGAGATGTCGAGCTTGGCGTCTACGCGATCTTTTTTTTTGATGAGCTTGGCAAACGGTGCCCAGTCGTTGACTAAACGTTGGGCCCAGACTGCGTCACGCTTTTGTTGATAAAGGTGTTGCAATCCACCTGCATTTGTGCCAACGCCAGGGCAGTTGAACCAAGCATGAAGGTCAACAATGACCCCATCTGAATGCTTTATTGCAAGCATGGTGAAGTCACGGTCTTCCTTGCGATCAGCTCGATACTTCCAAGTAATCTTGGGCAAGTAAAGCAACGCGCATACTTCGGGCGGACGCTTGTTGATAGCAAAGCGTTGTTTTTTAGTGCTGTAGCTCCAAGCGTATTGGCAATAGTTCAGGCCGTTAACAGGGAACTTGAACTGTTCAACGGCTTTCTGAAACTGCTTAAGGACGTTGTGATCGCCCTTAATGGTTTTACCATCCTTCGCTACACCAAAACCATTGACGTCATCGTCCATAATCCACAGCCATTTATGACCTTGGATATGACCCCAATCAATAATGTAATTGCGAACAAAAGTGATGCCCTTGTCGTTTGCAGGAATTTCTTGGAGGTTAGGCACCCCAGCCGCTTTGTAAGCGGCCATGTCCTGCGGCTCTACAAAGTGAGTAAATGGAATGTCACCCAGCAGCTTGTAGGTAGTGGTAGCTGGTCTGCCTTTGGTGGGAATGGCAACTTGCACTATGCAGCCAAAGTTTCAATGAGCTTCATGCCCACGTATTCGCCACGTTTGCGAGCGGCATCCACCAAAGCCTTGGCCTCTTCATAATCTTCAGGGCGAAACTCAATTTGAATAGCTTTCATCACGCCATCAGAAAGCTCAGAAGTCGGATCATCCTCTAAATCGTTCAGTGCTGACAAGTCAATATCTTCACCAAAGGTTGGCAGGTCATCACCCCAGCCAAGCAAGGTCAAGTCAAAGCCTGCCTCCCCTAATGCATCTAATTCTGATTGCAGCACGTCATCATCCCAAGTGCTGTTTAGTGCCAACTGGTTATCAGCAATCACATAAGCCCGTCTCTGGGCCTCTGTGAGGTGGCCCAACTCAATAGTTGGCACGATGGCAAGGCCCATCAGCTCAGCAGCCATCAACCGGCCATGGCCTGCAATTACGTTGCTGTCTGCGTCAACAAGGATTGGGTTGGTGAAGCCAAACTCCTTAATAGATCGAACAAGTCGGTCTAGCTGTGGCTCTGAATGTTGGCGTGGGTTGTTTTCATATGGCTTTAGCTCTGCTGTTTGCCGTTGAATTATGTTTTCTGAAACAATTGCCACTGACAAAGAACAACACTTGCAAGCAATGATAACTGCTTGTGTCAACGTGGATTGTTTGCTTTCAACCAGTACTCAGTCAAGCGAATAATTTTCGGCTGAACGAGGTGATGGCTGCTCACTATCGACCTGAACTCGCCGACCGTGACCATAAGGCTGCCATCTTCCAGGGAACGGATTTTGGCTACGGGCGTAAGCCTCTTTGAGTCGTTGCTCGTAGCAGAAAAAGGCTCGGAGTTCATTTTGTTGTTTTTGTTGCCTAAGCTGTTCATCCACAGATTAGTCCTTGTCGCCTTTTGAACAAACAGTGACTGTGTAACCGCTTTCAGTAGCAATTTGTTTCAGATTGACGAGTTCGTCATTGTCGTAAGCCCAGTCTTCCCAAATGTGCTCAGAGCCTTTGTAGGCGTTGACAGTGTAATGGGGTTCAACTGGCGCAAGCTTAAGCAGGTTTGACGCTTCAAGCTGGTCTTGCATCCTTTCAAATTTTTCAAAAAGATTAAGCATTGAATGGTGATTGTCCATAAATCAAATGGCAGGCAAAGCAGGAAGAGTGTCTTGATGATCAATAGTCAGATCTCTGATGTAATCACAAAAGTAATTATCAAGATCTTCGTAAGTGTCGGCTTCTTCTGTTGTCATTAAATCTTGTAAAGCGGCTCTTATTTGCAAAGCGCGATCAAGACGTTGTCGAGTGTTCATGATTAAAAAATGTGTGGAGGCGGCTTGCCTACACACATATTATGGCATGCCAGAGACCAAGGAGCAACAGCTCAGTCCCAAGTGTTGTGGTACTGAGGACGGCCATCCCAAATGCGGAAATACTTGATGCTGTCAGAAATCCCTTCAACGCTATCCCAGTGCTGAATGCGCTTGCGGAAGATGTTGCAATCTGGCTCTTGCACAGATGTGTCAGGCATTGCCTTGCCTTCGCCTTGACCATCATCGCCGGTAACGATGCGACCGATAGGGCGAAGCCAAACGCTGGCTTTAGTCATGCGAGCAACAACGTAGTACTCAACGATCGTCATGTCGTAGCCGAAACTAGAACAGATGATTTGATTAAGTTCGAACTTGTTGGTCTGAAGAGTTAATTGATCTGCTGTAACAGTCATTAGAGAAAAACGGTGCAGTTGTTTTCTGAGTGAATCATGGCATGCCAGAAATTAAATCGCAAGCTAATCAAACAATGGATGTAGATGCAATTTGATTTCGTCGCCGACCCAAGTCATGGCACTAGATGCAATTTCTACTTCTGGCACTTGTGCTGTGTACCAACGATGATTACAGCTAATGCAATGCCGACGACGAACAATTTCATAAGGGCCTTCAACAGTCCTTTTTGTAGTCACAACATGAACGCGGAAAGATCCGCATTTAGGACATTTCATCATGCTTTTTTGTTGATAGCAGATAACGCACAAATCACAGTGCAGACAATTGGCTCTAGTTGGTGCCGTGGGATGAAATGGTATCGACGAGTGATTGCATCAATGGCCTTGTCGA